CAGGAGATTGGTTCAGCAGCCCTTCTCCCTTTTAAACACACAACCCCGTAAATACGGGGCTATGTGTCGAATAAAGAAGGCAGATGCTATTTTGAAGACTGCATCTCGTCCCATAATTGTTGTCTAAACTCTTTTTCTTTTTGATTGTCCTCGTACAATAAGATACCCCACATTATTAGAAAACCTATGTTCACACTTATTAAGAACAAACTAACCATTAAATACCTAACCTCTCTCCTATCTTGTCCATCATAATCACTTCATCTGTGTATTCGCCACTCACATTTTTACCTAATGAGTCTTCAAAGTAAGATACAAATATCCTATGTAAGCAATCTAATTCTTCTTTAGTGAACTGTTCCATTACGCACGACCAATCTGTGTTAAGTTATCGTATACTTCATCATACTTAAAATTTTCGTTTAAATATGGACTATCCAACTCATAAAGAGTATTGTCTTCATCTATTACTATTACTTTATATATTTCCATTATTCCTCCTCATCAAACTTAATATCTATTCCGTTGAAATCACACCACTCATAAAAAGTTTCTAAAAAACCATCCTCTAAAAAATAGTCATTAAAATTTACCTCTTTATAATCTTTATAATCAAAAGATATTTTCATTATTCCTCCTATATTTTTTTTGTTTTGCACACTACTTAGACCTCAAAGAAAACGAAAAGGTTACAGAAGAATTAATAAATTTATTTAGTCGTAAAAGAAATAAAGTAAATGGTACAAAAGTCCACGCCAGCAGAAGAACCTTTTGACCAGATGCTCAGGATTAAAGCCAGCCCCAGCAGAGTTTCGGTACACAAAGCCTATAAACAAAGGGGATATTAGCTGTGCTCAGGACGAGGTAAAAACTGCGAAAAAATAAAAGCCTATAAACATTGAAGAGGAATATGCACGGTTACGACCCGAGAGGTTATGGTACAAAAATCCAGATGGTACTTCGAGTTTTTGGTTTGCTAGAAAATTAGTAGGCGAGGGGTGTCAGGTCGGGAAAAAAGGGGATTGGTATATCCGACAGGATAGACCTCTCCCAACGGTACTCTATATCCCCTAAGGGAGCAAGCCTACAAAATTATATTATGTGTAACTAGTACACCCTACACCCCACTTTTACATGGGGTGCTAGCTAGACTAGTTAGCTTACTTAGATGCTAAGTAGTAAAGAGTAGCAAGTGCTACAGGAATACCTATAACAATTGCAAGTAAGGTATTAACAATACCTTTAAATAATGGTATGAATATTAGTTCTGTTATAACTAACTCCTTTCTCTCGTCATTGCTTCAAGCTTTTGGTCTACATCCATAGCCTCGTATGCTTCGTAATCAAACTCGTTGATTGCTTTGACATACAGATTGTCATCAAGTCTGACATCATACTTACTAATGTATTCAGATAAGTTAGGATATCTTGTACGGTCTGACTTGACCCATTCTATCCAATCAGCAGCTGACCTTACTGCATTGATTGATTCCATGTAGTCCATATTATCTCTGTCGAGATAGGCAGTGTATTCATACAATGAATCAACAAACTCAATGTTCTTCAACACTCTGTCTGCTCTTAGGTTTGACCTAAAGAATCTAAGTTCAATAGTTGACCTTGGCACCATGTTGATGAACTTGTATCTTTGTTCTTCTTCATCACGTCTATTCATAGCAACATGTGCCATCTTAGACTTGACTTCTCTCGAAGTAGTTGGCATCTCAAATCTTGCCCAGTTGTTGAATCTTCTTTGTCCAATAACTGATATCAAGTTTGGATACCTTTGATGATTGACAGGAGTCAATGCAAGTGTCTCCAATAGATGCAACCATATAAACAGTTGTGTATCTTTGAATGCACCTTTAGGCATGTGAATATGCATACCTGCAGTATTGGTATGATAACCCAATGCCTTACTTGCAATAGACTCAAGGTTCAAATCAATGTTTGACCAAGCACCAAGTGTTAGTGGCTGGCTAACAAGCTCGGTACCTCTGTTCAATGAACCATCATGCTTGTGATAGAAGAACTGAGTAACCATATCATCATTACCTTTTGTAATGTCTGAACGGCTATCGTCTCTATATCTGCTGACGTAACATCTATCCATAGACTTCTTGTTCAGTCTCCAGATATCGTCATCGATTACTACATCAGGATAATCTTCATCATAATCCTCGTCGTAGTAATCATCGTCTGAAACATATCCATCTCTGAACTCCATCTCAATCTCGATACCCATAGGGATACCTTCTTGTTTGATGAATTGACTGTCTACATGATTAGCAGATGTCCAAGCATCTATCATTCTTTCTACACCTATAAACTTGAAACCAGGTCTATAGCTGTAACTGAACTGACCAGAGTTAATCTTACGATTAATTTCACGGTCAAGTTCAGCTTTTCTTTCTTCGGATATCATATATCCACCTTTCTTTATTCGTATTTCTATTGTTCGTTTTCAATAGCTTCTATGATGTTATGCAAGTCTGTACCACTCACGGTGTGCCAATCATAACCCGCATCAGTATGATGGGTAGTATCTTCCTCAACCAACTCACCATATTCAAGAGCCTCATTAACTATGTTTGCGTTGTCATAGAACCAATCCATAATTGAATCTTCATCCCATCTATCATTTACCATTTCATCAATGTTGTGTTCATCAAACACTTCATCAAGTGATAAAGTAACTCGATATGTTCTGGTATATTGACAATGACCTTGCTCTTCAACTGATGCTTCATAAGTACCACGATTTACCAATTCCATGATTCCTTCCACACCAATAGTTTCAACTAACTTGTTCCAATTAGGTATCTTCATAGTCATTCCTTATCCTTTCTTTCTTATCTACTGAATTCAAGTTCAGCACCGTCACAAGTCTTTGCACAGGCTCGTTCGAGTTCAGCATCTACTTTCTTCCCACATATTTGACACTTGAATGATTTTGTCTTCTCATTGAACACGAGAGCATAATCATCCATTAGCATCTGTAGGTCTTCGTAAATGAAGCCAAGTTCAGCATGCATACTGAAAACAATGTCTTCAATTCCTTCATCATCTTGAAGCTTAGGTGGTATAACACCCTCTACGAATTTTGCATAGTTGATGTCTCTACCGTCTGCTTCAATGTACCAATCGTCATAGTCTTCTATGACACAGTTGTCATAGGTATATGCGATTTGGTCTTGACTCCAACCTCTTTGATAGTCATAGTTACCAAAGGTAGTAACAGTCTTCTTAGGTGTTTTGTTAGGTAAGTGATGGTCATTGGAATACCATACACCCTTGTCCCATACACCTAGTCTTTCGTTGATAATGTATGACTCTTTCTTGAGCTTCTTGTTAGCTGATAAGAATACCAACTTGTTGAACCCAATCAAGTCACCCATCATCTCAGTGAATGCAACGTCATCCAATGCTACAGGCTTCATGTGTTGCAAGAACACATTGTTGAAATGCCTTGTGTCAGATAAGTCTGACTTAGCAGGTGGATGAAACTCATTAGGCAAAACGCCATTGTGAGCAAACACTGTCTGAGGGTCAACATGAAATGGATGGTTGTTCTCAATACATACTGAACCATGAGTTGCAATCCTCATGTGTACAACAATGTCTGAGTTACCATATTTCTTGGTTACCTCTTTGAACTTGGTCTTGAATGCCTTGAGCTTCATAGTCTTGAAGACTTGAATTTTGCCATCCTCAATCCAAGCAATACCACCACCATCTGGGTTTCTCTTCCACATCTGGTCAAGTGTTTTGTTTGTTATTGTCTTACCCTTAGGTAAGCTTGCGATTACACACATATGTAATCTCCTTTCTATTCTCTTTCGAGAATTCTGTATCGTTCTTCGACAACAGGATATGTTGCCAATCTTTTCAATAGATATTCTGTATCTTGATTGTGATACCTTAGTACCCATCTCATAAATACATCGTCACCATTTTCTCTTACTGCTCGTATTCTATCGAGTAACATTTCTGGAGGTGCTTGGTCCTCATCTTCATAGTCCCAACCAATATCCTCTGTCAATGATTTACTCAATGACCACAAGTTTTGTACATACTGAATCATTCCAAGTATTGAGTTTTTACCAGTATTGGATTGAAACATTCTTAGCTCCAATGTTTCTCCATGTGTGGTATTGACTGCCCAATACTTGTCATTAGCACCAGTCTGTTGTTTCTGTCTTGCAACTTCGAATGCTCTATGTCTTGCACCTCTGAATACAAGTGGTTGCCATATAGCAAATCTGTCGTTACTTCCTCTACCTGCAACTGCTCTAAGAACACCTTGAGGTTTCAGCATCATACTTTCAAGCAACTCAAGGAATACCCATCTGTGTGGAATATCCATTGCGTCATATCCAATATGAATATGAATACCATAGTTCTCCATAGCTCTACCCATGAAGTTGTCTCTGAAGTAATCCCAGAATCTGTCAGGTATGTGATTTATCCAATAGTCATAACTCAATGGTTGAGTTACAAATTCTGTACTATCACTTCCAAGTGAACCATCTCTCTTGTGAATCACAAGTTGAGTCGGACCATCTTGTAGATAGTATTCTGGATAGTTGTCAGGATGAAACATAACGATTGCTTGTTCCATAACTTTTGAAACAGTTCTCCAGTCTTTCCTATCCTCTCTTACCTTCACTTCAATCTCTACACCATAGAATGGACCATATTCTTGTACCCAGTCTTCACGATTTTCAATGGCAGGTACATGCCTTGAATAGTAAAGATTGTCACCCATAGGTACTCGATATGCACCATTCAAGAAGATAGGTGGTCTATAGTTGTATAACTGTTGGTTGAGTAGAAACTGACTTCTACTTCCTGTCCAACTACTAGGTATCTCTATATAGAACATACCATCACCGAAGCCTTCATAGGTATCATATATCTTTCTTGCTTGTCTGTTGTGAGTTCTGTCTGCATCACTGTTGACCTCTCTGATAATGTCAGCAAGTTGCACAGTATCAAGATTCTCAAGTCGTACTCTTCCTATATCTATAAGATAGAATCTTCCATCATCACCATAGCCAATGTTGTTATCAGCTAGTTTCAAGAGATGATAATCTCTTCCTATACCAACATCACAATCATAGATATCGTCAATATGCTCAACAGTGAGATTCTGTAAGAATCCAACACATTGTAAACAAACACTCTTTGCTCTACCATCCATATTGGATAGATACTTCAAAGGAACCATGTCTGTTCTATGTTTGTTGTATGATGAACATACAGAACATCTTTGATACTTTCTACCATGACTTTGGATATCACCATAAGACATCCAATCTTTGTGATATCTGTTCCAATGCATTCCAGAGTGTCTTGCAACACCAATAGCTTCTCCATCACTTAGACGAAATGCTTTGGTTCTGAATGAAGAGTAATCAGCATTACCTCCCCAACCTCGTTCAATTGGTACAACAAATCCCCAATTGTCAGCTACACTCTTCCAAGCAAGGTCTACTTCTGTGTCTCCCACCAATCGTCTGTGTACCAGAGTATCTCGGTGAATATCCAACCATAAGAGATGTAACTGCCAACTCTTGATAGTTCCATCTGCCCAGTTAGTTAGAGGACGAGCTAAGAACCCATCATCCAACTCATCTGGTTGCAGTTCCCAGAATCTATCAAACTCATCGTCATAATCAAATAACTGATTGACAATTTCATAGTTTGTATCTCGTTTGTTCAATATAAATAATTCATATACTGTTACAAACAAGAAACCCTGAACCTCTTCACGGTCAGTATGACCAGCTCCGAAAGCCAACCTGATTTGTTCAGGTAATGTTTCGAATAGTCTCATATTTCCTTCCTCCCTTGTATAGTCTTATTAGGTTCTATACATGTCTGTTTTAAAACCTTACCCCTATTAGACCTTCCAACAGGGGAAAAGGTTACATAGTTTCTAGGAAACCTGCAAGATTCTTGCACCTTGTCGGCTTCCTTTCTTAGGAATATTTCCTTTAGCAAGGGCTTCCATGTATATATGCACAGCATCTTGTGTCCATATAGTTGTAAGAAGTTTCCTTCTTCTAGGTCTATTCCATTTGCTTACCGTTTCAACGGTTGATGCCATTTCACATAACAAGCTACAAGTAGCAGTCATGATTGCATTACCGTATTGGTCGTGTCCAAGTACAACAGGGTTGTATTCTCCTAGACACCAACAGCATTCTTTCATGCCGTCTCCTTTCTTATTAATACTTTGTCTTCATCTCTGAAGAATTTAAGTATCGTTTCTATTGCATCCATCCTCTTATATTTTAAATAAGAAGGTGGAATTGATTTATTATCACCCAAGTCATCGAGCACTACATTTAGTTCATCGATGATTGTTTGATTCACAGTAATCATGATTACCTTTCTGGGTTAGGACTTTCCTAACTCCCTAGAGCCCACCGTGAGTAATGGGCTCCGAGCAGTTACGCCATCTCTGGCTCAGGTAACTTTGATGCTACGAAGTCTGGCTCCATAACATTTGGGTTAACCATGATTTCGAAAAGGTCATCTACGTTTAGCTCTGGTGTGAGCTGTAGTACAACTTCTTCGCATACTGCATAGAGTTCTTCCTTATCACTGTAAGAAATACCTCTTGCTTCCAAAGAGTCATTGACTCTAGCGATTGCAAACGTAATCTCAAAAGATTCAGTAGTTTCATCTACTAAATTCTTAGTGAGTTCAGCTTGTCGCTGTTGGAATGTTGCACTCATGAGTTACCATCCTTTCTCTGAGAAATAAATGTCCTCAGTCATTGGTAGTTGGAATACTCCATCCACCAGTTCATTATGTAAGTCATAGTTGAATGACTTAAGACTCAATGGTCTATCCTCATCCATACCATCACTTGCAATAAGGGGTGTCGATGGTGGCATTGAGCCACCACCTCCATCCATTTGTAACGTTGGCATCCGTTACTCCTTTCTTCCTACTGTGAAGTAGGATTCATCTATTACAGAATCAAAGGTATCGTCATACCCTTTCATCTTTTCCTTATGCAGTTTTCTTTCTGCACGTATCCATCGGATAAGATATAACATCTATCCTCCTTTATTAACATCGAATGCATCAGTCATTTCATTGAAGAAATCTTCATCATTCCCCAATTCATGAGCTATAGCATTACATTTTTCATCATCATCCATTTCCTTAGATGATTCAGAAGTTTCACCAATATGCCCAAGAAGTGCATTCTTGATAGCATCATGGTCAAGCACTTCACGTTTGTTACCATTTTTATCTTTGATAATCTTGGTATCAACGCCAAGCTTTGTTAAGGTAGTTTGCTCTACTTTAAACATGCTCAACTTCCTTTCTCCTATCACCATAGATAGGTCAATGCCCACAGTTTCCTATGGACATTATCTATCCACTTAAGTCCCAGAACTGATGAATACCTTTACCATTGGTTTCATAGTCTGCATATCCTTTCTTGTTATATTCTTTAAATGTATATGTTTTAAACTTGCCGAATGAATATTCCATTTGCATAAGTTTCATATACTCATCAAGTGGCATAACAATATTGCCTGCATCTTTATGTATTCCTTCATTAGCATCTGTGACATCAATAGCTAAATCACAACATACATCTATATTGAACGCATGTGGAGCACCATTACCACCGAACTGGCGTTTCAATCTTAGACCATGTGCAATTAGTATCTTATGTTCACTATTTAGATTTTCTAATAAATAGTTATAAGATTGACTTAAGCAATACATTTTTCACCTCCTTTCAAAGGTTTTGTCTTACTTATCTTTTCGGATAAACACCAGTAATATGAAAAATTCTATTACCAGCTTTTATCTCTTGAGTAAAACTCCATCTATATAGTTTTCTAGCTAGATAGAGTCTTATCTTTAGTAGATAAATCATTTCACCTCCTTTGTGTTTAATTTATATACTTACGCAGTCTTGTGCCATTTTTCGTAGTGACATCTAGGAAAGCCAGTTGAATGGTGACAACGTACCAACACGGCTTCTTTGGGTGTGCCTATAGCTCTAACCCCAATATTATATAGAGTACCTACCTTACATTTAGGACAAGGTCTGTGTATCCAACTACAACTCATGTAGTCTCCTTTCTCTTATCTAATAGATAAGTCCAAGCTCACCATCACGATGAGCTTGATTTATCTACTAGCTAGCTAAACTATCTAACCAGATACCGTAACAATCACAGTCATTAACTGTGCAATTACAGCTATCTGAAGTTAGGTAACCTTGCTGAGCAAGTATCAATGTGCATTTTAAGCACATAGCTACCTCCTTTCAGGAGTTATGTATTATGTCCTTTCTTCTAACCCAACATACTCTTTCCATCTTGGAAATAGATTATTGAGTAACTGTACTATTACAAAGATATAGGTACCTGTTGCAATACCTGTTCCTAGTAATATTTGCCAATTAGAATAATCATCCATAATTAGCTCCTTTCTGTATTCGTACTATGAATACAAGTGTGACCACCGCTGTATACATGTGGTCACTATCTATTCATTTTGTACAAGGCTGTCATACCCAATCAGATATGACGTACTCAGTCGTTTGAAGAGATATATATTTACTTGATTTTCGAGGGTGGTTCTCACTTACTAGAGCTTGTCATCTCTTCGCTCTAGACCTCAGTATTTAGTTGTCTTTTGTCATTCAGTTGTGATATCGTTGGTAGGATTACCTACATCAGATTTATATTTGTACCTTGTCTAGGCAGTCCTTACCCAGGGGCACTATATAAATCAAAAAATATATATAGTCTTATATATCAAGCTCCCCGTAAATTTTTTTCTAATTTTCACTGTAGAGGTGAGAACCTCACTCCCCTATCCCCTACTCTCCACCTCTATTGTGATATGATTACCTCATGGCAAGACCAACTAAATTGACCCCTGATTTAATTCAAGAAGTATGTAACTGGCTTAAGCTTGGTTACTATCAAGAGGACGCTGCGACTATGGCAGGCATCTCTTCGTCCACATTCTATGACTGGATGAGGCGTGGTGCAGAGGGTCAGAAAGCCCTAGAGTCAGGTGATTCTCCCTTACCAGACTCCCCAGACGCTGAAATTGTTGAGGTTGTTGATATGTATCTGGAGTTTTCGGAGGCAGTAAAAAAAGCAAGAGCCGAAGCTGAGGGAGCCCACATTAGAAACATAAGGAAAGCCGCCGACAATGGTACATGGCAGGCGTCCGCATGGTTTTTAGAGAGGTCATTTCCTAAAAAATGGGGAAAACGTTCTACTCTCGACATAGCAGACCCGAACGAGACTATACAGTTCCAGATAGAATACGGCGATTAGCTTAGCTCCCCCCACACATACTAGGAATTTTTACGTAATTTCGTCTATACAACCCTGTATTTAGACATGAGAAACCAGAAAAAAAATTTTTTTGACTCCGTACTAGACTCAAGATGGAAAAAAATCAAAGAATAAAGCTTTTTAGGATGGTTATGATGTATTACTTAATAAACCTATTAAATCTATGAACCTCTATATATAGTAGATATCAGTAAAGAAGGAGCATTTATAGCGACGCTTGCAGACATACTTACAGTTCCTGATTTTTATGAGAATGCTAATTGTGTTGGGGAGAATCAAGATTTATTTTTTCCAGAGCGGGGGAGTTCTACTGTAAAAGCAAAGAAAATCTGTAATGAATGCAAAGTCAAAGAACAATGTCTAGAATTTGCTGTAGAGAGAAAAGAAAGGTTTGGTATCTGGGGTGGTAAATCTGAGAGAGAACGAAGAGCCATTAGACGAGAACGAAGATTACAAGAAAAAAAGGCGTAACTATTATTGGGAGATACAACAATCTCCTTATGATTTTCCAGACTTGATAGGTCCAATGTCCAGAGATGAGGTATTTAAAATGCTTATTGATGAGGGATATGAGATACCATTCAAAATTACGAGGTTGAGAAATGTCAGAGAGTAAACTTGTAATACTAGATTTTGAAACTACTGGAGCAAATGTAACAAATAATCCAGATAAAAAGTGGGGATATTTCAAAGGCAAGATTTGGTACGACCCCATTGAGTTAGCAATGATTGATATATCATCTGGAAAAGAGTATCACTGGTTTATTAAACCACCTGAAATGTTTTTAAAACATCCTTGGGCTACACATGTTCATGGATATACTGCTGATAAATTTATTAAGAGAGATGATTTAGTAAAGTTTGAAGATATATATCAAGATATATCAAGAGTTCTTGTAGGTAAAACTGCAGTAGCTCACAATGCTTTAGCTTTTGACAAAGTAGTACTCGAACAAACGTGCGAACAATACAATCTTTTAGTTCCATTATGTGAATGGAGAGATACAAAACTTGAAATCAAATCTTTATACCCTGATAAATCTAATAAGCAAGAAGATATTGCGATGTGGATGTTGGAAGAAACCTATGATGCCCACTCTGCAATTGAAGACGTACGTATGCTGAAAAAGATTGTGGAGTATATTGATAGCAAACCTGAATGGATATTTGTTTGATTAGTATATAATCCAAATGTAATCATCTATGGAAAAAACGCCATAGTAGAATATTTGAATTAAGCCCGTCCAGTGAGGCGGGCATTCAAATGCTTGACACGTATGGTAATCTGTTAACACGATGATTCAAGATATTTTATACTCTGGCTTTAGATTCAAAATAGAAAAATTAGAAAATGATTACCTTGTAACAATGTTCAAAGAAAATCAGATAGTTGATAAGTTTATTTCTCCTTTCTCTGATGAAAGAATATTTTTAGTAATAACTAATTTTCTAAATAAATTTTATTCTGTGCCTATGTTAAATACCACAAGGAATATTGGTAAGAGGTAATATTAAATTGTCGGCATCCACACCGACCTCCTCCCATCATCGGCTCTTCTAAGGAAGAGCTGTATTCAAAAGAACTTATCGTTATACTATTAACATGCCAAGATATGAACATAAATGTATAAAAGACCATTGCGAATTTTTATTTGAGGTTACTTATGGAATAAAAGAAGAACCAAAAATAAATTGTCCTAAATGTGCAAGTCCTACACAAAGACAAATATCTAGAAACGTAATGTTTGAAACTCCTATTGATGTAGAATGGGAAAAAGACCCAAATGATTTAAGTGTTTCTTCTTATAAGAAATATACGGAGGCAAAGAAAAGAAAGTATAGGTGGTAATATGTCAGGCTTTGATATGCGTGATGATGAAACGTATTCAGAATATAAATCAAGAAAACTTAGAGAGAAAGGTCCAGGATTTAATGTAGCCATGGGACAGAAAAGATTTAATCCAGATGACCCCAAAAAAAGTGAAGCTGCACAAAGGGCAAGGCGAAATAGAAACAAAGGTCGTCGTAAACAAAACTTAGCTAGAAAAAAACTTAAGATACCTAATACTAAATTTCGTTCAATGATGGGACATGAAGAAAGTTGGTTGGGTCATGTACGTGTAGAAGTAAAAGCTGGTAAACAAGTTCAATCTTTGTGGACAAAGTTTAAAGCAGCTAAACAACAATCTGATGAAAATAATTCTGCAATAGGAAATAACAAACCTTTTATATTTGTAGCAATGCCTGATGGAACCACTGATGGTATGGTAGTCATGGAGTTGGATAAATTAGAAGAAACAGTATTTGCTTTATTAGAAACTTGGGATGAGTACGAAGGAGAATAATGCCAAGCTATTCTGCAGTACTTCCGAAACTACATGAAGCTCAAGAAACTGTTGCAAATTCAGAAGCAAGATGGAAAGTACTTTGTGCAGGTAGAAGATTTGGTAAAACCAGACTAGGTGTTCAATTATGTATTCAAGCTGCACTTGAAGGTAAGAGAGCTTGGTGGGTTGCTCCTACATTTGCTATAGCACGAGTTGGTTGGAGAGCTATTGAAGCAGCAGCTATGTCTTTTCCTCAAGAGATACGACCCAAAGTTTCTATTGCAAACATGGAAGTCTTTTTTGAAAATGGTGGATACATCGCTGCAAAGTCTGCAGATAATCCACAAAGACTCAGAGGTGAAGGTCTTGACTTTCTAGTAATGGACGAAGCTGCATTTATTAAACCTGAAGTATGGAGAGAAGTTTTAAGACCTACACTTACAGAAAGAAAAGGTTCTGCTTTATTTATATCTACACCAATGGGTATGAATAACTGGTTTTATGATTTATGGACAAATGCACAAGATGATGAAAACTGGGAAACATTTAGATTTTCAACTGTAGATAATCCTGCAATTGACCCTGATGAAGTTGAAGTAGCTAAGAAAGAAGTTGGTTCAATAATATTTACTCAAGAGTATCTTGCAGAGTTTGTAGACAATGGACAATCAATAGTAAAACCTGAATGGATATCGTATTTTCAAAAAACTGAAAATGGTTTATGGCAAGCAAAAGGTATAGAGTATGACCCATTAGAACTTACACATTTCGGAGCAGCAGATATTGCAGTCACTACAGCAGAAACATCTGATTACACTGCAATCATAGATTTTGCAAAACATAGTGATGGAACTTTATTTGTAAATGATGTAAAACAAATTAAAGTTGAGGGACCTGATTTAGTACCACAAATATCAGAGATGTACCAAAGACATGGATGGACTCATGTGATTTTAGAAAAGGTTGGACTTTCAAAAACTGTTTCACAAATGCTTCAAAGAGAGGGTTTTAGAGTACAAGAATTTCCTGCAGATAAAGATAAAATAACAAAAGCTTTGCCATTATCGGCTAGGATGGAGGCTGGAGATGTTTTACTTAAAGCAGAAGCTCCATGGCTACCGACCTTAGAAAGGGAACTATTGACGTTTCCATTAGGTTCGCATGATGACATGGTAGATGCTTTAGCACTAGGAGCACAAGAAATGCAAAAAAGAAGAACATGGGAAGCTTACTAGTAAATGGCAGAAGATAGAAATAGATTTTTAAAAGCCTTTGATGTAATCAGAGGTAGAGAAGAAAAAGCTAGTTATAACCAAATGTTTGGTAATGATGTTTCTGTATATGGATACAATACAACATCAGGTTTTTTCGAATCAGATAAGTTAGCCGAGATAGGAGATGGTTCAGCAAATTCTGCTGTTATCGCATGCCTTAATGTACTATCAACAGCTTTCTCTGAACCTACATTGAATGTATGTAAACCTGATGAGTACGGCAATATGGATAAAATTGCTCAACATCCAGTAGCAGAATTGTATGCCAGACCTAATCCATACATGTCAGCTGGTTTATTAAGTCACTACATTGTTTTGGCAATGAATACAGTTGGTGATGCCTTCCTTTACAAAAATAAAAATGCTCAAGGTCAAGTAGTACAACTTGTTCCAATAATGCCTCATCTTGTGGAAGTAAGAGGCAATCAAGAAGAATTGATTACACATTATGAATATTATCAACATGGTAAAGGTGGAGAGAACATGAAGATACCTGTTGATGATATTGTACATATTCGACAAGGAATAGACCCTAATGACCACAGAAGAGGTCATGCTCCATTAAAAGGTGTATTAAGAGAAATATTAGGAGACGAGGCTGCAGGTCAATGGTCAGCTGCTCTACTACACAATATGGCTGTACCTGGAGTTGTTTTATCACCAAGGAATGATTCGCTTGGTGGACCAACTAGGGAAGAAGCAGAAGCTATTTCTGAATCATACAAACAAAAGTTTGGTGGTGCGAATAGAGGAGCTCCTATGGTTTTATCTGGTTCAATGAATGTTGATATAGTTTCTTTTTCACCTGACCAAATGAAGCTACAAGAATTAAGAAGATTACCTGAAGAAAGAATATCAGCAGTTCTTGGAGTTCCAGCAATCTTAGCTGGTCTAGGTGCTGGACTTGATTCAGCTACATACAATAATACAAGAGAATTGAGAGAATTTTTCACAGAGCAAAAATTAATACCTATGTGGAAGATTGTCTCAAATGAACTTACACATCAACTTCTTAAAAAAGATTTTGCAGATAATGAATTAGAATGTAAATTCGATGTAACTTCTGTCAGAGCTTTGCAAGAAGATATGGATGATTTATATAAAAGAGTAAACACAGGTGTTCAAGGTGGTTGGATAACAATTGGTGAAGCAAGAAAAGTAGTAGGTCTTGATAATGATGAAAGACATGATGTTTACTTAAGACCATTGAATATGATTCAAATCCAAGAAGATGGTACACCACTTCTAGAGAGAGATAGATTCTCACCTGATGAAGGTAAATCTTTATTGGGCTCAGTTGCTTTACCACCTGAATCCACAAGGCAAGATATTATCGAATCACCTCAGAGAATAGAAGAAGAAAAGTATGTAGCTCAAATGCCTAATGGTGCTTTCTGTGTTATTACTCACGAAAACAATGAAATTATAAAATGTTTTAAAACAAGAGCTGAAGCAGATAAGTTTTTAGCTGATATGAAAAAATCACAAAGACCAAATGAGAATTTTTTCTTAGAACCTGATGAAATAAAAGTATCATTTGAAGAAGCAGAGGCTTTACATAATGTAGAGTCAGATAGTTATAGAAGTGAAAAGAAAGAAAAGCCAATAAAAGATAGAACAAATTTTCCAAGTCGTGGAGATGATTTAGCTATTAGAATTACTAACTCAAAATATAAAATGTTTCCTTATGCTTTTGCAAAAGATTTAAAAGAAAATTATCCAGAGATTTGGAGAATGGCTGGTACAGGAGGTAATCCTCCTACTGCTTTTACAGGTAATGATGCTTTTGCTAGATGGTCTAAATATCAAAAAGGTGATAGAAGTGAATCAGTTTTAAGTTGGGTAAAAAGAAGAGAAAGATACATGAGTAGACATCAAGGTGATTCAAGATTAAATGGTGTTATAGCTGCTATCAAATGGGGTGGTGTTTTAAATATAGGCGAATCAAAAATGAAAGAAATTATTGCTGAAAGAAAAAAACTTGTGAGAGAAAGAAGAAAAAAATCTTTATTAGTACAAGGTCAAATACTTGATGAAATATTTGCAACCAAAGTTTCAGCTAATGTTAGAAAAATTTTAACTAACAAAGTTAAAAAACATAATGAAAAAAATCCAAAGCACAGGGCAAATTTAAGAACACTTATAGCAGTATTCCGAAGAGGTATTGGAGCTTATAGAACCTCACCAGGTTCTGTTAGGGGTAATGTTGTAAGTGCTGAACAGTGGGGAATGGGCAGGGTCAACGGGTTTATACATGCTTTAAGAACTGGTAGATTCAAAAGAAAACCTTATGATACTGATTTGTTACCATCATCACATCCACTCTCATCTAAGAAAAGTGGTGAGAAAGCATACTCAGTTAGAGTTGGGCAATCTGTAAGCTGGTCTATAAATAAAGACCCTCAACCCCCATCAACTGTTCATGGTGTTGTAGTATCGGTAAATGGTAAAGAAAAAACTGCGACTATGCAAGTGTGGGCTATCTTAGAAAATGGTAAACATAAGAGAACCGATAGAAGAGTAACTCAACCTATATCAAAGCTAACTGTTATAAAGGATATTACAAAAGAAAAGACACTAAATTCTGAGGTAAATGTCTAATATAAACAATAGAACAACTCTGGGAGTTTAATTTAGGCATGCAAGAAAGAGAAATAAAAAACATTAACCTCGAGTTCAAAGAGGACGGCGAGGGTAAGGTATCAGCAGTCTTTTCTGTTTTTAACAATTTAGATTCAGATGGAGACGTTGTAGTACCTGGAGCTATCAAATCCAGGGCAAAATCAGGAATGGTTCCAATGGTATGGGCACACAAATGGGATATGCCCATTGGAAAAGGAATAATCACTGAAGATGGAGATAAAGCTACATTCCAAGGTGAGTTTTTCATGGACACAGATTCTGGTCAAGAAGCTTATAAACTAGTAAAGAACATGGGTGATTTACAGCAATGGTCTTTTGGTTATAGAGTCAATGATTCAGAATATGGAAAAATGAAAAAAGATAATTCAGATGATGAACAAGATGTCAGATATCTAAAAGACCTTACAGTCTTTGAAGTATCACCAGTATTAGTAGGTGCAAATCAAGACACTTACACAATGGCAATCAAATCTAATAAAGAACTTTTAGAAGAGATGGTCAAAGATGGTACTGACAAAAATGAAGATATCTATGAAGATAATTTTTCTGAAGAAAAAGTAGCTTTAGATAAAGATGTTTTTGATAATCCTGGCGAAGCTATGGAAAGGTCTAAAGAACTGTCTTGTGCAGTAGGAGTGCATACACATAAAATGGATGATGGTCAAACAGTATTTATGCCATGCAAAACTCATGAAGAATATCATGAAGCAACAGGTAATACTAATAAACCAAAAGGTCACACACCACAACATACTGTTATGCAAGCCTTAGGAACTATTGCAGAAGATATGAAAGATATTCTCAAGAATCTTCCAAAAGATGAAGATGCAGATTTACCAAGTTGGTGGGTTGATAAAGTTAAAGATTTGGCAAAAGATATTAATGATATCAGAGACCAACTTCTTGACCCTCAACCAGAGAAAGATTTACAAACAATTTACGAAGACCCTGCTAAAGCATTAGCAGAGGCAACTGAATTAGGTAAAGTAGTGAACATCGTAGAGATTGATGGTAAGAGTTACTACAAAGTTGATTCAGAAGAAGAAGATGTTGAAGAAGATATTAAACAATCTTTTTCACAACAAGTCACTGATGTGCTTGCTGCGTTTAATGACTTGATGGCACGAGCTACCGCCATAGCGATGTTGCGTGCTAAGGATGGAAGGAGACTGGGTATGAAAGCCACTGACGCATTAAGAAGTGTGCAAGAGGATTTAACTGATGCTTGGGCAGAAGTTGATGAATTTATCACAAACTTCGGAGCAGATGAACAGGCTAACTTAGAAGAAGTCGTTGAAGAACCAACAGAGGAACCTGTTGAAGAATCTGAAGCTGAAGTAGCTGAAGCAGAATTAGTAGAAGAACCTGCTGAGGAAGTAGAAGTTATTGAGCCAGAAGAGACTGAAGAAGAAGAGGAAAACCAAGAGGAAGTAGAAGCAGAACCTGCAGAAGTTCCTGTTGGCGAATCTGAAGAAGAAGTCGCAGAGGCAGAAGTAGAAGAAATAGACGATGAATCTGAGGAGCTTTGGGCAGAAGGTCAAGCAATTATTGCTGACTCTTTGGAAGCCGACTTAATCGAAGAATAATATAATCACAGGAGATTAAGTTAAATGAGTAAATTAACAGAACTCAAAGACCAAATAGCAAAATCTCGTGAGGAACTAAAAGCTGCTTTCGATTCACAAGAAGACGGTAAGTACACACCTGAGGCAAAAGAGAAAATCAAAGGTCTCAACACAGAACTTGCTGGACTTGTTGATGATGTAAAAATCGAAGAAGCAAAAGTTCAAAACGAAAAAGCTATGGAAGTCGACGAAACACCTGTTAATGCTATTCCTAATGCAGAAGAAGTACAATCACCAAAAACAATTGGTGAAATGTTCACAGGAACAAAAGCTTATGAAGCATACAATGAGAATGGTGTTAAAGGTGTAGATTCAGGTGTTGAATTTAAAACAACTTTGAATACAACTGGTTATGCTCCAGAGAGCCTAAGAGCTCCTGGAATTCTTGAGACAGCTCTTCGTAATCCAGACAGCGTTATTGGATTGTTTGACCAAATTCAAACTAACCAAAATGCATATGTCTATCTCGAAGAGACAACATTCACCAACAATGCTGGTGCAGTTGCTGAATCTACTGACATTAGTTCCGCTAATGAAGGTGCTTTAGCATTTACAGAAAGAACAGAATCCATCAGAAAGATGGCTACTTTCTTACCTGTAACTGACGAATTGTTAGCTGATGTTGCTGGAATTCAAGGATATGTAAACTCAAGATTATCAACAATGATGAAATTGAACTTGGATAACCAACTTATAAATGGTGACGGAAGTGCTCCTAACTTAACTGGTGTATTAAACAAATCAGGTATTAATACCTTTGCATTTGGTTCTTACACAGGTAAGTTAAGAAAAATCGGTCAAGTTTACCAAGCAATCACAGAAATCAGAAAAGATGCATTCGTAGAACCAGATTCTATTGTTATGCACCCATCTGATTGGTACGACATTGTTACAGAAGAAAGCTCTGTAGAAACAAGCGGTTCAAGAAACCCATTGTTTGTCGTTGCCGGTGGTTTCGGTGCAGACGTTGCTCCAAGACTTTGGGGTCTAAACGTAGTACCTTCAACAGTTATTGCTGAAGGAACAATGCTAGTCGGTAAGTTTGGCGGTGGTGACGCTGCTCAAGTAATTATGAGAGAAGGCGTTGACCTAGCTGTTTCCGACAGCCACAGCGATTTCTTTGCAAAGAATCAATTGGCAATCAGATTGACAATGAGATTAGGATTTGCAATTTATCGTCCAACTGCATTCTGTACTATTACAGCAATGTAATTAGACATTTGGTTTACAAAGGGCGGATTTGTATTCGCCCTTTAAACCATTAGGAGAATTTATGAAATACGTAAACAAACAAGATACAAAAGACCAAGTAGAAAGATTTGGTATGATTGTAAGAAATGAAGATTTTTTTAAAAATTCAGAGGCAAAGTTAGAAGAATTTTTAATTGATGAGAAAGAAGAAGTTTCTGATGAGGAGAAGGTTGAGGATAGTACTGACGAAGTAACAGAAGAATAATCACAGGAGAGTGAACTATGGGCTACGGAATGTACAAACCCAAGAAAAAGAAAAAACCTAAAAAGCGTAAGAAGTAAGGTAGGATAATTATTATGTATACAATACCAGAAAAAAATATTTGGAAACTTCCTGATGGAAAGATTTGGGAAGGTGTTCAAGCAGACTTACCTAGTAGTCAAGCTGATTTAATTGCAAAAGCTGGAAAAGAGTATCCAACTGATTGGCTCAAAGAGCAAGGTTGGGGAAAGAAAGCTGCTCCTAAGAAAGCAGAACCAGCAAAAGCAAAAGCTGAAAAGCCTGCTGAAAACAAAGCTGCCAAAGTCGAAAAAGAAGATAAATAAAACAGGAGGCTAACTTATGGCTTTCTGTACAGCCTCTGATGTAGAAAACTATGTACAGTTTGCTCTATCCTCCGATTTAGAGACACACCTAACTAATAATATAATTCCATTAGTTGAAGCTGCTGTCAAAGAATATGTCGGATATGACGTAGAACAAGCTACACAAACTGAGACATTCACAGGCGACCAAACAAAAGATATATTTTTAACACACTTACCTGTCAATTCAATTACATCAATTGTTGAAGATGGTATAACTCTTACTCAAGGAAATGAAAATGATTATGTTTCATATAGTAATGGAAGGGTTACAAGAATAGGAGGAAGATGGTCTTATCTTAAACCTTTGAATATTGTTGTAACTTATAATGCAGGATATTATGCAAGAAGTGGTTCAGATACTCCAAAACTTCCGATACAGTTCAAGGCTGTTGCTGAAAGAGCATCTGCAAGAATACTTGAATCAACATTAGTTATAGCATCACAACAAGAAGCTGCAGAAATCAAAGGACAAACATCATCTGAAGTATCAAATTTTACAATGGCAGATAGTCAAAGAGTAGGAGACTATTCAATAAGTTATCCTGGTGGTTTAGCTTTAAATGCTGCAACAGTATTAACTGCAAGTGACTTAACATTACTTGCTCCATTTAGAAGACAATTTTTCGTGTGATATGGCAGCAAGATTTCCAAGAAGACTTTTAATTGATACAGTAAACATTCAAAGAAGCTCTGGTAGCTCTGTAGATGAAAGAGGTAATCCAACAGATAACTGGGCTAACTCTACAACAGGAGTAAAAGGACGTTTAACTTTTCTTGCTGAATCAGAAGATAGAGATGGTAGGAATACCATTGTCAGAAACTTTTCTTTAGATATTCCAGGTGAAATAGATGTTAAAGCTTCTGACAGAATATTCGAACCAAGCTCTGGTAAATACTATGAGATAAATTCTATATCTCAATCAAGAATGAAAGATGGAAGGGTATATTACAAAACCTTAAGCTTATTATATAGGGAATAATATGGGATATATGGGAAGCCTTTTCGAGAGGGCAACCAGTGGAAAGATATATAAAAATCTTAGGGAGACAAGAAATTTCGAAGAAGCAGGTTATGCATTTCTTTACAACCTTGGACAAATGGGTTCCATCATTCCTATAGTTGGACCAAGTTTCAAAAACATGGGTTATGAAGCTTTACAAAGATATAATGACTTTCAAGCTTTTCAAAAAACTGGAAGATTTAGAAATGTAACTTCTCGTACTTTAGTTTATAAAGTTGGTGGTCGTTTGTTATCAAGAAGTTTTGATGCTGCTTTACCACAAATAAGTGGACCTATGGGTAGGGCTTTAAGAGTTGGTACTGGTCGTGTTTCTGCAAAATTATTATCAGATGCAGATAGAAAAGTAAGAAACTTTATAGAAGGTAACTTTTATATGGATGCAGATAAAGTTACAAAAAAAGTAACAAGAGGGGCTATGAGAGATGAATTCAATATTAGAAAAATACAAAATTCAATAGTTGCTATAGCTTCAGCTAATGCTCCTGATTACTATGCAATCAATCGAAGAAATGTATTAAACAGAGATTCACAAAGTGATGAATATATAACTGGTATGACTTTTGATGGTTATTCAAAAAATGAAATAGAAAGTATGGTTTCAAGGATGGATATGTCCCGATATGTTAGAGAAAAAGAATTACCTAGAGTAAATGATATTAGTGATTACATTCAAGAACATAGACCTTTCACAGTTGATTTTCAAGGTGCTTCAAAAGTAATAGACCCAGGACCAAATGCAAGATTTTCTGTTCAAACACTTAAACATGAAGAGGATGGTGTTTCTGTTATGAGTCTTGAAACATTTTCAAGAAAAAGAGATGCTGAGAACTTTATCAGAAGGAATCCAGACAAAATTCATACAGCAGCAAATATGGCAACTGGTAGAAGAGAACTAGATATGTATTCAAAAAATTTGACTGGATATGGACCAACTTATGATTTTTCTGGTGGAGGTAAAACTAATGATGAATTAATTTCAGATGCTGCAGCAATAGTGGAACTTGCTTATTTAGAAAAAGCAGGTGAAATAGATGCTGGTTCTATTAATAACATAACCTTAGCTATTTATGACCAACTAATAGATTTAGCTGCTCAAAATGTAGATTTAACTTCTTTAGGAATTGCATCTGAATTAAGAAATCTGAGAGGAGATGTTGCTGAGCTTTATGGTAAAGAATTAACAAAAGCGTTACATGATGACGGTTTAGAACCAATTAAAACAGGAAGAGCAAGAGATAAATTTGATAGAGAGCCAGGTGGTAGAAGAGTAACCACTAGAGGTTCTTATACAGCTACTTTTCATGACAATCCAAGGAGACATAATTTTGTTCCTAATAGACAACAAATTCAAAAAGCGATTCATGCTTTAGAACCCGTGCTTGGTAGAAAAAATGAAATAGCAACATACTATGTTACTTTTGGTGGTAAATCATCAAAAAGTAGGGATGCTGATTTTTTAAGAGATGCTTTTCAAATAGAGTTAGGTGGACCTGCAACTGATAGACAAGGAGGTTTATTTAATAGAACAGATGCTTATGTGTATACACCAACACTTCTTATGTATAAAGCTTTACATAATACAGCTATGGCTTTTGGTCTTAATAAAGCTACTTCAAAGCCAACCATGGAAGGTATTGTTGCAAACAAAATAACAACCACTACAAAGTCTGGTGGAGATTCCTCTTCATTAGTTTTAAGAAAATCACAAATTAGAGCAAAAGGGATGAGTAAACCAAATAGAGAAACTCGTGCAGTTATGGAACAACTTTATATGTTTTCCAAAAAAAATAGTGATGGAAATATTATGACAGATAATAATGGAAGATTTATATTGTCTAAAAGTAGATTGGTTGATAAACATAAAAAAGCTACTTTGGAATTAGTTGACGATGTTTTAAATGATGTTTTATTTGGTGGAGGATTTATAAAAGGTTCGAAGGCTTTAGATTTAGGATTATTTTCACAAAAACCAGAAAGAGTACCTTTTGATAAAACTTATAGAGGCGTTCCAACATCACCTCAACAAATTGCAGATGAGATGAGCTTTCTTGGTTTTGAAGAGCAGAGAAGAATGTCTGCTGCCTCAAAAATTGGTGGTTCTATAAATGATGAAGATTTTAAATTTGTAGGACAGATTGTAGATAGTAGACCTGATAGTTCAAAATTTATTTTCGAATCAATAGATGACGGATTTGGAAAAGAAATGTTTCTTATTAAAGCAGTAAAAATGGAAGGAAGACCTGTAAATTATAAATCAACTAAAGGTCTTGGAGGTTCAAAGTCTGCATCGCAAGGATTAGCAAGTTCACAAACTTTAGGCACCGATGCAGGTATGCAATTATCAAATCAATTAGATGGGATTTCACCTGATGATTTGTTAAGTTTTACTGGTTCTGTTAGTGGTCTTAATCAAGTTAATAGAAAGCTTCTTATTCAACCTATGAAAGCGGAAATCGAAGGAAAGATAATTGTAATTCTAAACAAAGGCAACGTACTCACTCCACAAGAAAGGGTTATGTTAGCAAGAAGGTTTGTGCAAAAATTAGAAAATGATTTTATCAGTATGTCAAATGATTTAAGTCCTGTTGAATTAGCAAGAAAAAATATTAGAAACTTAAGAAGAAATAATCTTACTTTAAGGGAAGCTGGTATAAGACTTTCAAGAGCAGATATGGAAGCTTTTGCTTTAGCAGCAGAAACTGGTTTACAGCAATTATCTTTACAAGTAACAAAAGTTAGAAAAGGGGCAAAAACAAGTATAGATGATAGAGCAAGACCATTTGGTCCAGCTGAAGTTGTTGATGCGTCTAAAGTAAGAAGAGATGCTGATTTTACAGCAGGGCAACAATTTGCAGTATTTGCGGGTGGTGATATTGACTCTATTATTCCAAACATAGGAACAGGTACTTTGTTTGAAGAGTTTAGAAACGTTCTTGCTGCAGCTTTAGCTAGAAATGCTTCAACTGGTGAGATAGAGAGAATCAAAAACAAATACAGAACTCTAGCAAGACAAGCACAAAAGGAGAAAGCTAGACAAGCAGGTGTTGGTCTTAGTGACCCTGATTCATCGATAGTAGGTGGTAGTAAGAGTGCTAGAGATATACCTAATACTGGTTATGCGAGTTACGGAAGAACTGGTGAAAAACCATCTGGTGGACAAGTTGGTAATATTACTGGACAAGCTGGTTCAGGAATGAATAAAAGATATGCACTGGTGTTAGCTAGAAGTGTCCAGCAAGATATACAAACTTATAACTTAGATAGAGGTGATGACAATCTAAATGCTAGAAGAAATGCTTATGTTGCAGAACAGCTTAAAACAGTAAGGGACAATCCTAGTTACATGAAAAAATTAACAGAAAAATTAATTGCAAATCCTAATATTAGAGCTGCATTTTCGGTTGTTATAAACTCACAACAAGGTAGAAAAGGTAACAGAAGTGTAGAAGATATTAGAATTTTCATTACTGAACAAGCAAGAAGTGCGTTTGAAGCTGAGGCAGCATTGTTTGAAGAATCACAAAATGTTGATTTTGAAAGTGATGATTTATTTGAAGATTAAAGAAACTTAGTTTTTGAATATTAAAGTAGTATGATTTTATGACTGGAATGAGAGACCAAACTCAAAAAGTACCACCTGACGCAGAGATTATTGCCAGACAGTGGGCTTTATCACAAACTTTGATAACAGATATTTGTTCAACAAACATAGCAACAAGATTACCAAGAAATGCGGATTTGCCATTTTTAGTTATGTTTAGAAGTGGTGGTGCTTTAATGAATCCAAGAAGCGATGCTCATATACAAAATGCATTACTACCTATGGAATGTTATGCAGGAAGATGGGGTGGCACTGGAAATGACAAACCTTTTGCAGATTACAGCACTGCAATGTCTCTCGCAAATGCTGTGATTCAGGCTGCTTTCAACTATAGTAATGGGTATATAACTACAAGCGATAGTAATACTAGAGCCAAGATATATAGCTTTGATATCGTTCAAATGCCTACAAGGGTAGAAGAAGTATCAACAGGCTTAGGCAGGTATTCAATTGCTTTAGCTATGACGTATAGAGCAGTATAAGGAAATTTATATGGCAAAAAAGAATAAAAAGTTTTTGGTTAAGCTAAATGCTTTGTTTATGCAATCTCAAGCTAGAGATGTCGTATCAGGTATTATGTTTAATCAGAATGATGCGGTTGAGATTGGCGAGTCTGATTGGAAAAGACTAAAGGAAAAAACTTGGACTTTAGACGGTAAAAGTTATCCTTTACTCATTGAAGCAGATTCAGAATCCGCAGTGGAAGACAATGAAGCTGAGGATGCTCCGTGGGAAGCTGACGTAGAAGAGATTGCCAAAAATGGCAGTGTCTTGCAAGATACTGAAGTAGAAGAAGAATAACAGGAGATAAATAATGCCAAATACAACAAATGGTACAATATCTGAGGTTATTGTCGGAACTGGTGTACTTTACGTTGCTGCTATCAGCAACGATGGTAAC